TCGCATAATCCTCTGCATTTGTCTTGTTGGCGTTCGCCTCTGTTGCAAGTTCTTGCTCTTTTTCACTAGACATTTTATTTCTCCTTAATTATGGGTTGATTCCCATGATTTGTAAAATTACTTTAATGCTTTGCTAACTGCATCCTCTAAAATCTTAACAATTTTCTTCATAATGTCACTTTTAAACACTTCTCGCCCTACTGGTAACATTTTTCTTTGAGGCATTTTTCCTGTTCCATTTTGATGATAAGATGCAATTTTCTTTGCTGGCCCTTTAAATTCGACAATAATTGAATTGCTTTTTGTCTGTTTAGCAACCATATTATTTAACATGTTTCCAGTATCAACCAAGTCAACTGGAGCTTTTCGCCCTTTCACTTTTGAATAAGATTCTGAATATTGCTTGTATCTATTTTGACCTTTTACTGGAGATACTCCAGATACAATCTTTTCGACAATTACATCAACAATTGATCGCTTCATTTCTTTTGCAAAGTTACTATTTGCCTTTGGTAAAAGCTTAGTGAGTTTCTTTTCTAATTTCAATAATCCGTTAATCTTCACTGGCATCTGTATCAATCCTAGGATAAGCGCTATTAAATTTATCGTAAACATCTTTTGGCAAATGGAAATAGTCACGTGCGTAATCAATTGCACTTCTTAGCTTCTTATTGTCTTTGGCAACGTCCATTGCCCATTCGTAATTTTTTAAATCTAACTCAACAATAATTTCACCGCTCGCCATTATTCAGCATCCTTGATTATATCTTTTATTTTCTTAGTTATACTTCTTTTAAAAACTTCATTATGCTCATCATTAGGCAAAAACTTTCTAACTGGTAAAGTATCACCAACATTATGATTATATGAAACAAGCTTTTCTTTTTTGTTTGTAATTTTGATTGTTACTTTATCTTTAAAACTATCAACTCTCATATCTCCAAACATATCTCCAGATTCATATAGATTTGCTGTTTTCTTGCCTGTTTTCTTTGCATATTCTTTGGATAAAGATTTCTTATATGAGCCTTTTGAAACTGGAGAAACGCCCTTTGCTGTATACTCCTCAATAGAATCAACAATAGTAATACCTATAAGCTCGCTCACAGCTTTTCGCTTTGATGGCTTAATCTTTGTGAGTTGTTCACTCAGATCAAGTGTATAGCTTATTTTATTCTTCTTTATCGGCATCAAAATCCTCGTCAGCTCCAAACATGCTGTTCATGCTTTCTTTTCGCTCAACATTTATTGCATCAATTTTCTGCTTTGCAATTTCTGATGTTATGTTTGGATCAAGCATCATTAATGCCTCATACTTTTCAATCAATCCGATTGATAATTTCTTTTCAATGTTAGCTAAGATTTCTGCCTCTGATTCAATCGGCTTTGCTTTACTGTATTTGATGGCAATGCTTTCACTTCTGAATTTTTGGCGATCTTTAACATCATAAAATGATTTTATAATTCCATAAAGTATGTTTTCACATTTAGCATAAACTTGTTGGTTGCTTTCTATCGTGCTTGTTATGTCACTCATCGAAATCATTCTATCTAAGCCAGATGTAAAATTATCTGATCCAGTAACAGCCTTTGCACCATCGCCTAAATGTTCGCTTATGATTTGATGTCCATAGTTTTGTAATACTTGTAACTGACTATCTAAATTAGGGCTTGGATTAAGATAATCTAATGTTGTTGGAATATTCCCCTCAACCTGTGGCAATTTAGAATAAGTGAATAAGCTGTTATAAATTTCATTTGGCATTGGTTGATCTGATGGATGAGATAAAACTAAATGACCAAAAGTTTGTAAAGATGCCCCTGTAAGCATAACAGAATATTGCTGATTAAACTCAACAGTTTGATTTGTAATTGGATTTGATATTGGTAGTGCTGCATTATCGCCCTGCTGTGCAAAACAAGCTGGAATCATACCAAGATCATTTACGTTGCGCTCATTTCCCTCAATTGGCTCATAATAAACATTTAAAGCGCCGCCTTTTGCAAATTCACAAGTTACAACAACGTGCATCTCATCAGTCCAAAGAGCATATCTTTTACGCCCTGTATCTTGTTGAGAATCTTGAATTAAAGCATTTCGCCCATCTGTATCATTTGAACTATAAAGATCGCTGCTTGGAAAATTAACAGCAAAAACTTTAGTTTCTCCAATGTCATTAGTTATTCTTGAAAATTGAAATGGTGCAAGAGGTCTTAATACAATTTCTTGCTCTCCATTGATTTCTACAAAACTAAACCACATGCAAGCATAGCGATGTAAATTGTAATAAACATCAAAAGTTTGCCATGCCTCTGCTGCATCAACATGTTGCATTAGCTCAGAATATTCCTCTGTTTCAGTATCAGTTCCAAGTTCTCTTAATGGAGGTTGTTTATATGCTCTGGAAAGCCTATCTGTAACTTTCTTTGTAAGGTTTAAATCTGCAATTGAGAATGATCCATAGGTTTTAGGATAAATCTGTTTAACTCTATTCTCAACGTGAGTTTTTAATTCTCCTGAATAAACTTCAAAAGCCTTAATTTCTCTTGTACGTCGCTCTTTGTTTTGTCCTGATTCAATATCTTGGATAATTTTTCTTACTACTGATTCATCTAATAAATTCATTTAAAACCCTTACGAGAATGTTGCCGTTGCTGTTTGATTACTTCTTAAAGGATATAGAGTCCAACAAAGATAGGCAAGCCCATCAGTTAAATGTGAAAGGCTTGGATCGGTTTTTTGATCTAGTTGCTCATGTTTATCCCACTCAAGCTGTGTTAAATCCCTTATAAGCTTCTTACACCTTGGATGAATCTTAATCAATCCGAGTGTAAAACACCTATTTAGGTTTGCAATTTTGTCTTTTACCGCTGGATTTGTTTTAAATTTAACCTTGAACCCTGCGTTTTTGAGAATTAGATGGTCTGATGTTCCAGACGTTCGCCTTGCCTTTCCTGTAGAATCGCAAATAACTGTTGCGCCAATGACACCTTTTCGAGTTAACTCATCGCATTTTTTAAATGTATCTCCAGCAATTTGTATTTCATCCCAAACGTATATTCCAGAGGCATGTTGGCTTACTAATACATCTGAATTGTAATCAATGTTGAAATCTGAACCAACATAATCTGTTCCCTCAAGCCTTTTTGCAACCTCATCAACATGAGATTCTTTATCAAAGGCATAAACAGCCGCTCCTGAATTATCTTTATCATACTCGCCGCTTAAGAATCTTAACTTTTCTTTTTCTGGTAATGCCTCAAGCATGGCCATATAATCATCATCAATATTTGCTAAATTATCCCAAGGATTCATTCTAATAACCATATAGTTCTCAGGATCAGGCAGCATTTCGCCATCAGTAGGATTAACTTTTTGATGAAAAACCTGATAAACCCATGAGCTTGTTTTGGTTGGGTTGAGGTCATAGTAGAATCTATTTGTTAAATCATTCTTTTGGGCAAGTCTTGTTTTAAGCTTACTGATCGCAGAAAATGACATTTGATTTGATTCATTTGCCCAGATTGTTGAATATTCTGTTCCAAGTAATCGCTCTAACTTCTTTGCATCATCCAAGCCTGCTATATATATCTTTGATTGATTTGGCAGTTCACAATAATAAATACCATCTGAGCGCATCATTGAGTAATTCAAATTAGGAAAACAAATCCGCATAACATCGGGTAAAGTTTTAAGCCAAATTGATCTTTTTGCTGAATTAAATGTTTCTCTGCATATTAAATGATCTGAGTTTGGAGTTTTTGATGCTCTGATAACTAGCTGCCTCATTATCTCGAATGATTTTCCAGCTCTTGAACCACCCTCAATGCAGATGTTCTTGGCGCTTGAATCAATAACAGCATTAACAGCATTGTCCTGTGCTATTGTTTTCTTAAAGTTTTGAGTCATTTGAATCTATATTAATCTGAATATTTTTATGGTCAATGGTTTGCTCAACCTTATCCTTGTAATCAGTAACATTTATCGCAAGAAATTTAGCAAATCCAGAATCGTAACCTCTAGTTAATCCATGATGAATCAAAAAGACCTCTTGTTTTTGCTTAATAATTTCTAATGTGTCTAAAAATTGACGGTTTTTATCCTTAATCCAATTGTATATTGTTGACCTATGAACGCCTAGTGTTAAAGCTAGTCCTGCAACACTTGGAATTGCATTAACAACAGTAGTTACTGAACCATCAGAATTTTTGATTTCTTTATATAAATCCCAACCATTTACATAATCATCTGCTATTGCTTGAATTTCTGGAGTATAAGACGATGGCCGTCCAACCTTGTTATTTTCATCTGACATTTTTTAAATCCTTCGATTCAGTAAATTCTTACTTAATCATAGAATATGCCTTTTTTTGCTAATTAGTCAATTTACTGATTAAATGAAAAGCTACATATCAACAATAACATTTAAATGGAGATTATTATTATGGATATTGATAAATTAGAATTAGCAGTAGATGGGCTTAAAGAAGTTGTTAATGTTGGCGAAAAAGTTTTTGCTGATGGCAAAGTTGGCTTTGAGGATTCGGTACATATTCCAGAGCTTTATGAAGCTGTTAAAAAAGTTGTTGAGGCTGCAAAGTCATATAAAGAAGTTGGTGAGGAAATCAAAGATGTTGATGCTGTTGAAGCAGTTAGACTCATCACTAAAATATTTTCTTAATGAGCATTACAGCAATATTCAGCGGCTTGGTAACTCTGGCCGCTGCTATACCAAAAATAAAAGGTATTATTGATTTGTTTCTTGTAATGTGGACTGATAAAAAGATTGAGAAATCAAGAGAACAATTAAACCATAAAGAGATAAAACAAAAAGCCCTATATAAAGCTATTAAAGAGAGTAAAGATGATGAAACTAGAATTGCCCTTTCTATTATTCTTTCTGACATTGAGCGCCTGTAAATCAAGAACTCCAAGAGAAGTATTTAATAGGCCATTATTCAATAAATGTTTAACTCTTGAAAAGGTTGGATATTATGCTTGTAATGGAGTTGTTAAAAAAATCCCTGTTGGTTTAATAGTCCCAGAATCATTAGATGATTATGAAGCTGCAACAAGTTACTCTGAAAAAAGAGAATATGGCCATTACATCTGTTTATTATATCCAAATAAATGCTCACTTAATCCTTAACAATGTGCATTTTTTCTCGCATAAAATTAGCTAAACCTTGCTTTCTAACCATTGCCTCGTACTTAGTTTCAGAATCGTTTTCAATATCATCTAAAGCTTGTTTGATTATTGCTTGTAAATAAATAAGCTCATTATGAATTATAAAATCAGGCTCAAAATCGTTATCAAGAAATAAAAGCCTGCCAAGATTATCATACATATTAAAACCTAAAATCAAAGTTTTCAGTAAGCACCTTTGCAAATTGATCTGCAATTAATTCCTCTAACTCACTACTCATTCCAGAGTTTTCCATGCCCATGCGCCTAGAATAAGCATGAAATAATTCATGTAAGATGGTGCAGGCTGTAAGCTCTTTGTTCATTTTATTATTGATAAGAATTTTAGATGATTCCATATCACAAAGGCCGCAACACTCGCTATTGTCAGCAGGATCAAAAACCCTATCGACATATTCAACAGAATACTCTTGGCCATATATATCTAATTTGAATCCTTTCTTTTTTCTCATAATTTACTTCCATGTAAGTTTTACAGTCACCAATATTGTCTCATTTTTTTATGATAAAAGGTATTCATGGGAACTAAGAATAAATATTTGAAAAATTTCTTGTATATAAAACAAAAAAGTGGCCTATATAAGGTTTACTTCTCACCAAAAGACTTTAATAGAATTAAAAACATGAAGTGGCGCATTAAACCACACCCAAATTCAAACTACTGTGTTACAGAGATTGATGGCAAATCCATACATATGCACAGATATATAATGTCATTTCCTATAAATGGTTTGGTTGACCACATAAACAGGAATACACTGGACAATCGCACAGAAAATTTGAGAATTGTTAATTACGGAACAAACAACCACAATGTAAGCAAAAAACCCTTGAGTGGCTTTAGTGGTGTTTATTTAAATCATGGAAAATTTGTGGCAAAAATAGGTTATAATAGAAAATGGATAAACCTTGGGAGGTTTTCTTCTCTTCGTGAGGCAATTTATTGCAGGCGCAGAGCAGAGAGAATTTACTACCCTAAGTAATTATAATTTTTTTATCCAGCGATTATCTTTGTCTGTAATCATTCTTATTAAAGATGGCTCGCCAAGTTCATTTATCCAACCAACGCCAAGCATCGGTTTTTTAGAAAAGTTTTTACCATAAGCAAAGGCCATAGATTTTGAATCAATTAAGCAACCAACAATCATGTTAAACCTAGTATTCATTGTTGATTGAATCCAAGATAATTCCAATGTGCTGTGAAAATGCCCTTGAACTGCGCTGTTACCCTGCTCTGTTGCAAGCTTTCCACGCCCTCCAGTTTTTCCATGAACAATGGTAACAAAGCCCTGTAAAGTTTCTAATAATATTTCATGGTGCCATGACCACTTTGGCGTTTCATATAACTCTGCTAATTCTTTTAAATTTCTTATTGGTATTCCATGATGTTTAACTTTTCGATAAGCCAATGATCCATGATTTGATTCACACAAATACATCTTTGGAAATAAATCTCTCAACCTTTGTATTTCTTCAATTGCCTCATCAAGTTCTTGATCTGCGCTTGGCAGTGCTGAATCTGAATCATGAAAACTTATAGCATGGCCGTCAACCTCATCTCCAACATTAACGATAATTTGAGGTTTATATTGCTCTTTGATTGCTTTCAGAAATGGGTGCCAATCTGGATGAGCATAAGGGAAATGTAGATCAGAAATAATTAAAACGCTTTGTTCAAAAGTTACAAGTTGCTCAATATGAGCGCCAAGTTCTCGCATAATACCTATCCTTGGTAAATGTTTAATCAATTAATTGTTATACTTTGATGGCGCTTTGTAAAATTAGGCATTTAGTCATTTTTTTGACGTTTCTGCATGATAAGAAACCTTATCGTGCGGTCTTTTGCTCTAAAAAGTCCTTAAACGCATCCAGTAGTTTTTGTCCCAAAATTATAAACGATGCTTTTAACTCTTGGTCTTCTTCCATTTCTGGCACTTGCTTTAACATTTGTCTTATTAACTCTTGCTTGGCTTCATTATTCGTCATCTTCATTTTCCCTTAACTCTATACCACCATCTTTAAATGGTTCACACCTTTCACAGACTATTCCGTACTTGGGGTGTTTGTAATATGCCATTTCATCTAAAATCTCTCTTTTACAGTAATTACATTTAACTACTAGTTCCGATATATTATTCATTTTTTACCCTTCATTGCACGATAATAAACGTTAACGTGCGTAGTTTATCCTAGTTTTATTAATTCATATTGCTGTTTAATTCATTAATCTCGTCAGACAGGTCGCTTATCTGCTCCAAAAGTAAGTCTATTACTCTTTGCTGAAAATCCCACTGCATTTTCATTGTCGCACCAATTCCACTATTAATGTCTGGCTCATGATGAAGTTTTTCTTTATACCATTTTTCAAAAGTCATATTTTTCCTTTAATTGGTTGTTGCTATTCTATTTACCCCTGTGTACTTTTTCCCTTTGACTTAAGAGACTTTTGATTCCTCTTTCCAATTGGTCATACGTTTTGTTTTGTCTCTTTAGCTTTACATTTTCAATTGATAATTGATCATTCTTTTGTCTCAACACCGAGTTTTCGCTAATTAATTGCTGATTACCAGTTGATTGCTGAAACACACGAACAACTTTTTCGATTTTATATTCATCAATATTAAAAACTTCATCTTTTACAAATTTTTCAACATCACCTCTCAACTCATGCCAAACCACTGTAGGTATATGACTTTTTCCCCTACAGACTAATAAAACTTTATTAAGTAGAATTGTTGCAACCTTTAAATTTTCCATCAAAACCCCATATACTCAGCTATTTTATTCATTTACGCAC